TCAAGACTTGGTTTCATCTTAATAACTTCAGAGGCAGGAATTGCTACATAAGGTCCTACTGGGAATATGTCGCTGAATACAGTCTGGCTTCCCTTGTTGTATAGAACATCTAAACCGCCACCGAAAATAACGTCTAGTGATTGCTTGGGTATGCCCATCTCTGTAAGAGACTGCAAGCCAGGAAGATTGGTTATTCCCTTTGGAAGACTGACCCAGATAATGTCATTACCTGTTGTCTGTCCTGGTGGAATCTCGTTGCCTTCAAAATCTGTAACAAGACCTGCTCTGTTAGGCGCTTGCCATACTTGATAACCGCGATTAACAATCGCAGGATTAGCAGCAGCAAGTTTCATCCAAGTCTTTACTGCGTTTTCTTGTGCAGAAAAGAATGGGCTGAGGTACTTGAATAGCATTGCAAGGTTTGACTTGCGCTCAATGTTGAAAAGGATGCCCTTCATTTCGCGTATTGCAATCTTGTGCGAGGCAGCCATCAACTCTGCTTGCTCATCAAGAGTAAGTTTTTCCTTCTTGAGGCCAGTCATAATGTCTAGGCGTCGTCTTGCTTCACGGCGATACAACTCAATGTATAGCGGGTTACGCGCCCAAGCATCTTCTGGCAGAGTTCCTAGGAATTTAAATGCTGTATTAACAAAATCCTTAGCGCTTTTCTTAGCAACGTTCAAAAGGTTTTCCTCAAGAACGTGTCCGTGAATTATAGGAAGTTCTGTTGGGTCTTTAAATGCCGCACGAAGGTCCTCTGCTGTGACATCCTTGATTTTCCCGCGTAGCCCTGATTGAATTGGCAGGTACTGGTCAAGGAATCCACTGGTTTTTGTGACATATTCTGCGGCTTCATCTGCGCCAAGACCTAAACGAACGCGTAGGTCACGACCCTTTGGGCTGCTAATAAGCCATTCTGTAATATCTTCTAGTGATTCACCTGCTGCAATGCGACTTGCTACAGCAGAGTTACCGAACTGCTGGCGTAGAGTCTGCGCCCACTGCTCAAAATAGCCAGGATCTGTTGGCTTGATTCGCCCAATACCCTTGGATGACAACTTGCGTAGGTACATATCGGTATTGCTATCAACCAAACGCTCAAAAGCGTTACCAGATGAGGCAATTCTGCGGAACATTTCTCCTAATGGACCGCCAAAAGCGTCGTTAAGTTCATAAACCTGACCATCAGAGCCAGTTAGTTTAAACGTTCCACGACCAATGCGCTCTTTTGGCTTTGCACCTTTATAGGCATTGAGAACATCTGCGAACTTATCATAAACAGCACGCTTCTCATCTTGGAGAAGTTTCAATGTGTTGAGTTTGCCAGTTAAGTCGAGGTCATCTGGTCTCAAAGAAAGCGAAGTTTCAACCTCGCTAATCTCTTTCTTTAGTTTACTAAGTTCGTTAATAACGCCACGAGACTTTTGTTGTACCTCACGAAGGGTCATACCTTCAAACTTTGGAGCATAACGATCAACAATACGGCTAGGAACTGCCAATGTATTATTGACAAGGTTCTTAACTCCAGGACCAACGTGACGAAGTGTGGTCATAGCACCGACTGATGCTGCAATACGCAACTGTGAATCTAGTCCGTTACGCATTGTGTAGCCAAGGCGAAGGAGAGCACCAGCCTTGAAAGCATCTTGGAAAAGGTCAGCATAGTGAATGATGGAATGTCTTGAACCTGCTGTAATCTTACGCAGAACCGAAGCATTTTGCTTGAGCAAACTATCCATCAATCTGAAGTCCATAATCGGCAAGAAGTCTGCTGTCTGTGATTCGAACTGCGGAACCTTGATAATAGACTCATCAATATCAACCATAAAGCCATTGTCTTTGATTGACTTAAGGGCAGAAGTTCTAGCTCTTGAATAGTTGTTGTAAAGTTCTTCGGCTATTTTTTCGTCAATGTCATACTTCTCAGCCAACTTACGTATGGCATAAGACTCTAGGTTAATTGTTGCTACGCTGCGGGCTTCTGGTGTAGCGGCTGCAATGTAGGTATCAAGCAATCTCTTGCTTTCAGTTCCGTCAAGTTTCAATACCTTGTTGAGGTCGTTTACGTTGGCTACGATTTCGCGGTAAGAATCAGCGTCGTTAAAGTCAACGATACCGCCAGGGCGTTCTTGTGCTGACCAAGAAATCTTTTGATATAGGCGGTGGAATGGGGTTGGTTGGAAAATCTCAACGCGTGGATTGCCAACTTTTCTGTCGTAATACTTGGTAGCACGACCTTTAGCAATGAAATCTTCTACGCCTTGACCAATATAACCAGTGGTTCTCTTAAGAGTTCCACCACCCTTGCCTAGTTCCATCAAGTTGGAAAAGTATTTATCGCTTGCTGCTAATGAAGCGTAGTTGTCTCTTGCTGCTTGGATTACTGCAGCATCCTCATTGAGGAACGGAATCATTCCTGAGCCATCTGGTGCTGAGAAAAGTCTCCACTCATCAACAGCGCTGATGTCTCCACGAGCAGTCTTAAGGGCATCTGTAATGTAAGTACGCTGCAATGTAAGTTCATCCATAGCCACTGGATCACCAAGGGCAGAGCGAAGGGAGTTCATCCATAGCCACTGGATCACCAAGGGCAGAGCGAAGGATAAGAGCGGTCTCGTCCTTATCTACTGAATCACCAAGCAAGTGAGCAAGTAAGCCAGGATTATTCGAACTCTTGACCATAGGATGATTAAGAGCATAGGTAGAATCGTTATTTGTAAAATCATCAATTACCTTGGTAAAGCGATTTATCTCGCCGCCTTGTGCCTTGGTAATATCTTCTGCTGCTTTTGCTACAGTATCAGCGTTTTTTAAAGCACCTACGCCAAGTTCGCTGGCTTTTAAAACTTTAGCAAATTTTCCACCAGCAAGGGTTATATCGCCAAAGAATTGGATACCTAGGTCAAGACCACCTGAAATCCATTTACCCCAACCGCTTTTCTTGAACGCTGCTTCGCGCTCTCTTGGGTCGTAAATGTTAAACTTTGGATCATAAAAACTGCGAAGGTTATAGACTGTAGCCTGTCCAAATGAAATATCTTGTGCTGCTTCGTAGCCTTTAGCCCACGTTCTTGGGTCAAATATTTCTTCGAACTGAGTACGACCAGACTTGAGGTCTCCTGATACAAGTTCAAAAGTAGTAAGAGGTTCGCGGATATAGTCGCGGTTAACCTGAGTAATACGCTCGACAACACCTGCGACACCAGGAACCTTCATAATCGCACCGCCAGCAGATGCTAGAGGTTTGATTACGCGTTCGGTGGCACCAGCGCCAGCGTACTTAAATGTATTGATGAAGCCGTTGTATTGCTCGTTGTCATTCCACGGAGCAGTCGCTACATCCCAAGCAAAACGTGCTGGAGCTGTGGCTGCACCGAGAAGTTCTCCGCCGAACTTTCCAGCATTTGTTACAACTGTTGTGGCAACATCACCAATTCTGTTGAACCATCCACTCACAGGCTATCCCTTAGTTGTCGAATTGCCTTACGAGTTTCAGGAGATGCGTTAGGAAGTTGAGCGATGTAACTTAAAACTGGCATATATTCTCTGATGGTTGCTCGGAAATTAGAATCTTCTTCCGCAGGCATTTGATTCAATCCAATTACTTCACTGCCTGCACCTGGTCCCATATCAATGCCAGTGGTGACTGGTTCATCTGGGCGCTGAGTTGGTGCATATAAAGGTGTTACTGGTTGCGAAGAAGCAGCAGCGCGTACATCTGATGCTGGGGTTGGGCGTACATCTGCTGTCCTAGCAAGTGGAGCACCGCTTTTAATTGCTGCTGTCTCAACACCTTCGCCATATGATGCTGACGGAAGTTCTAATCCATCTGTTCTCTTGGAGAACTTGCCTGGACCTGCTGCTCCTGCGAGTGGGCCTCTAGCCATTATTGTCCTCCATCTTCTCTAAATCTGAAGTAAACTGTTCCCATACTTTGGAAACTTTTGTTTTTCTATTTGCGTTATACACTGCTAAATCTAAAATCTCTGATGCGAGCGCTTCTACGGCTCGGATTACATTTACAAAGAAACTTGACAAAACTACAAACACATCTGCGAAAGAGACAGAGCGTGGTACTGAATCTTGTTCTTCTTCCACGCCCTATCCTCTCGCTAAGTAATACTTAAGCCTTCTTGCCTTTACGAGCCTTGGCTGCATAACCGAAAGCAACTTTGCCGCCTTTTGGCATTGGAGCCTTTTTTGAGCCTTCTGTTGGCTTCTGGACTGAAGCCTTTGCACGACCACCTTTTTTCATTTCACACCTCCCTACCCTGCAATAGATGCGAGTAACGTAGCAATATCTGGACGAGGGCCAGCAGCAGGGGCCGCACCCATTTGTTCTGGAGTTGGCTGCGAGGCAGGAACGGGGGCCATACCTGCTGCTGGAACTTCTGCGCCCATTGGCACTTCTGGTTGAGGAGGTTGTTCTGGAGTAAACACCTTCTCTACAATGGTCTCTAGTTGTAAACCTTTTTGACGACCTTTAATTACTTCGGCGATTCGGGAAACGATCTGAGAAGGATCTTGACCTTGTGCTGCAAGCGCTGGAATAGCCTGGGCGTACTGAGCAACAGCAACACGCAAAGAATCACGCATCTCTTCAATATCCACACGCTGTTCTTCTTGAGTGACATTGAGCTCCATTGGGATTTCGCGGCGTACATAGTCGCGGCTAACAAGTTTGTCGCTGCGCATTTGTAGCAAAGCAATGATTGCGCGGTTAGGGTCCATACCAGACATAATGCCGTAACGAACATCTACGCCATATTCGCCTTTAATATCGCGGCTTGGGATGTACTTCATATTGAACGGAGTACCATCGTCAACACCCTTGATTTCTTTCTGGATGCTGCCGAAAATCTTTTCATCTACTTCAAAGCAGAGCGATGCAAGTTCAGTAAAGAGACGGGCAAACTGTGCTTGAGCCGCACGAACCTGAGTATCGAATCCTGCTTGAAGTGCTTGAACTCCACGACCTGTGATAACAGAAGCATCAACGTTACCGCTACGAACTTCTGGGTAACGAGCGCCGAGACGAAGTTCGCGCTCAAGAACACCAGACTCTGTAAAGACTCCTGCTGGTAGTTCTAGTGGTACACGGCGGATTGCCTGTGGATTAGCAGAACGCATAATGGCATCAGGACCAAGAGCAAGTTCTTGTACATCTTGTGGAATAGCAATAGGTGCCTGAATAGATTTTTCTGCTGCTTGAATCTGTAATACTGCAAAACGAGCACGGGCAAGTTGTACTGCCAATACATCGTCAAACTGACCGCGTGCTTCACCATCAAGAGAGGAACGAACCGCAACGCGAGCCATACATTTGCCAGTTGCGTTAGGCAAGTTAGATAGAACGAGGTTCTCACGATCTGGTAAAAAGACAACATCTTGGTCTTTGTCGTGGTAGCGAACCATTGAAATATAAGGGCTGCCCATTGTAAAAGAAGTCTTGGGCATAATCTGTGAAGCAAACTCTGGATACTGCGATGCTAGTGTCTCGGCATCGGTCTGAATAACCTGAGTCAATGAAATACAGCGACCGAATCTGTCAATCTCTGGGTATACACCAAACGGATTGAGCAAACGGATACGAGGATTGTTTGTCTCGTAATCCATCTCAACGATTGCTGGCAACATTCCGTAGGTGTTAAACCAGTCGGCTCCGTTGTACATCTGAATCTGTAGTTCAGACATTGAGATGTAGTAATTGACAATGCGAGTTCTGGTATCTGCGTTCTTACGCTGAGTATCTGAAACCATATTGGTAGCAGCGCAGTTGAATGATGGTAGAGGCGCCATCACTTCTGCTAGGTCACGAGCAGCTACGTCAACAAAGTTAGCAACAAGAGGCTTGGGGTATTCTTCTGAGAACATCGCAGGATAAACCTTGCTGATGTCTCCTTGACGCACGGATAGCACGTCGCGCATACGCTGGTCGCGGGCAGCGTACTTCGTTTGAAGACGCGATACCTTAGCGACTACCTCTTTGACTGTAAGCACTTGTTCTCCTAGATGAACTGTTTGTCTCTATCAGCAAGCAGTTCATCGATATTGATGACCATTCGCTTGCTTTTTTCGTGACGTGATAAAAATGGATTCTTCATATGGTGCGTGGCGTGGATGCCTTGGTTGAGCCATTCACGAACTTTGATTTCGCAGAACCAGAGAGCCATCACCATATCGGTCTTACCTTTGGTCGTAGGTGACCACGTAATAAGTTGCTCTATCAGGCTCTTGATATTTT